TCTCGGCAAATCTCACAAAGGAGATGACTGCCGCCCTGAATAACGCCATCAAGGAAATGGCCAATCCATTCAAAGGAAGGGCTGGCGGCAAATGAGCCTCAAATCCCCAGAAGCCGTCCTCCGTACAGCCCTGGTCGGCACCACGGCCGTCACGTCGCTGGTGAGTTCACGCATCTACCCGGTGCTGGCCCCGGCGTCGGCGTCGCTGCCGTTCGTCACGTGGCGACGTTCTGGCATTCAGCGCGAGCAGACGCTCGGGCGGCCGATGGGCATGCCGCGAGTCAGTGTGGAATACAGCATCTACGGCACGACGTACGAAGAGGCCCGCCAGGTCGCCGACGCCATGCGGCTCGTTCTGGATGGATACGGCGGAACGTCGAACAATACAGAAGTGAAGCAAACGTCGTTGGAGGACGAATCCGACGACTTTGTGCAGCTGGCTGGAGCGGATCTCCCGCCGGTCTATCAGGTGACGCAGCGGTACGACTGCTGGTGGAGCGAGGGATAAAGCATGCCATACACGCCCCATGATTCGAGCGGCACGACCTTCGTTTTTTCTGGTGCCACGTACACCGTCACGAGCATCACCTATTCGATCACGGACAACGCTGCCACCGATCAGATCGACGTGTCCCATCTCGGCCAGACCACTGGGGCGACCGTGCTGACGATGAGCCGCCCGCTCAAGGGATCGGCTGGCGACACTGGCAAAGAAGTCTCCATCGAGTACCTGGCTGCGTCCGGTACGCCGATTTCCCAAGGTGCCACTGGCACGCTCGCCATTACTGGCGGGATCACCCTGAGCGTGACCGCCACGTGCAAGTCTTCCAGCGTCACGCTGACGGTCAACGACGCGGTGCGTGGTTCCGCTTCCTTCCAGGTGCCTTAGTCGCACGGAGGCTTACCCGTGGCGGCTCATAGCACTGGCATCTCTGTCACGTTTGATGGCGTGGCGTTCTCCGAGGTTTCGGAGTTGTCGTGGCAATACGGCGGCGGCCCGGCCAAGGGCCGCTCATCGCTGTGGACCGATGAGGTCGGCACGGTCACTGTCGGCTGCATGGGCACGGCCAATATCACCACGGCGAAGTACGGCACCAGGGGCGACATCGTCATCACAGGCGGCGGCGCTGGCTTGACGAGCAAGGCAGTCTATGAGGGCTTGAGCGTCGCGCCCGAGTTGAACGGCGTAACCCGTTACACCGTGACGTTCAGACTTTTGGATGGGTGACATGGGACTGAAAGAACAGATCAAGGCCGCAAGCGTTCGCAAGCCGCTCAAAGTCCACGTGAAAGAGTGGGGCTTTGATGTGTATGTCCGCGTGATGAGTGTCGGCGAGCGGGACGCATGGGAGCTCGCGTGGATCGACATTCGCAGCAAGGGCATGGAGAAGTTTTACAACTTCCGTGCGTTCTATCTTGTGCGAACGCTTTGCGACGAGCATGGCGTGCGCATCTGGAAAGATGATGAGATGGCCGAGGTGGCCGATCTCGACGGTGCCGTCATGGGTGAACTGTTCGACATTGCACAGAAGCACAACAAACTCACGGAGGCGGACGTAGTCGAACTCGCCGGCGAGCTTTAGCGCGAGACCGTCACGGCAGTTCCTGTTCATGTTGGCCGGGCATCTAAAGATGACGGTCGGCGAGCTCGAGCAGCGGATGGATTCACGCGAGCTATCGGAGTGGCTGGCCTTCGCCCGCTACTTCCAGCCGCTAGACAACTCATGGGCTCAGACGGGCGTGCTTGCCAGTGCAGTGCTGGCCCCGCACTCACGCCGAGGCCAGTGCCCGAAGCCGAGAGACTTTATCCCGACCGAAAGACCACCTCAGCACAAGACGCAAATGCTCGACGTGCTTGCCCAGATGAAGATCGACTTGGACGGCAAATGACATGAGCACGGCACTCGGACTCGCAATGCAGATCAGTGCCAATACGGCACAGCTGGCCCAGGCCGTGGCCGATGTAAATGCCAAGCTGGATTCCATGGGCGAGGCCGGCAAGAAGGCTTCTGCCGACCTTGGAACGCTCAAGAACATTGAGATCGGAAAGCTGGCCTTGGGCGGGCTCCAGGCTGCCACGTCTGCTTTTCTTAGTCTCTCGGGTGCCGTGACTGGTGCCGTCACGTCTGTCACATCTTTCGCGTTGAGTGTGGGCGAAGAGCTCGACGCGTTGAATGACGTTGCCAACCGAACCGGCGTCGGCGTTGAGGCGTTGCAGGCATACGCCAGGGCGGCCGCTGACACTGGCGTGAGCGTGGAGTCGTTTGCTAAGCAAATCCAAAAACTGACAGTCAACATCGGCAAAGCGACGCTCGACGAGAAAGCCCAAAAGAAGTTTGAAGAGCTCGGCATCGTGTTTGCCGACCTCAAGGCTGCTACGCCGGAAAAGCAGTTCGAGATGGTTGTCGATGCGTTGGCTGGCATTGCTGACCCAGCCGAGCGTGCCGCAAAAGCCGTGCAGTTCTTTGGCAAGGGCGGCATCGAGCTTGGCGAACTCTTCACGCTTGGGCCTGGTGCTCTGACGCAAATGCGGGAAGAGGCTATATCGCTTGGCCAGGTGGTGAGCGAGGATGCCGTCAAAGCCATCGACAACATGAATGACTCGTTCGCCACGGTCTGGGCAACGGTCAAAGGGCTGGCAGGGTCGATCCTGGGCGAGCTTGCTGGCCCGATTAGCACGATCGCTCAAGAGCTTCTGGGCGTGATTAAGCAGGCCGGGCCGCAGCAAATCGCCCAGCAGGTGGCCTCCGGCTTGCTCGATTTCATCAAGCTCGCCGGCAATGCGTTTCTGGAACTGGCCAAGTTTATTGAGGCTTTCGTCAAGAAGTTCGCCCCGATCCTTGGCCTGGATATCAGGAGCGAGACCGAGAAGGAATTGGACCGGCTGCGAGCCGAGCAGCAGGCTGCCGTGCAGGGGGCCGGCGCTACGGTCGATGGCTTTGGCAGGCCGCTGGCGAATGCGGCAGACGTTGCAGAAGAGAACAGGAAGCGTACCGAGCAGATCGCCCAACTCGAGGCACAGATTGCCGCCGAGGCGGCTGCCGGTGTGCTCAATCAGTTCCAGGCCAACTTCAACGCCGCGATCGACACGGCCCGCACGAAGCTCGAGGAGAAGATGCAGGCCGGCACCCTCACAGAAGAGGACAGGAAGCTGCAGGAAGCCCAACTGCGTGAGCTTGAGAAGTTCAATCGCAACGGCCAGATTGGCACCGTGGAGATCCTCAACTAGCCATGGCCGTCATCTCCTGCCGCGAAGTCATCCCGCGTACGGCGTCGCATCGCTTTGGCGAGGCACCTACCGCCGAGCGTAAGTACATCGTCACCGTCGATGAGCCGACGCCGACGCAAACGCTTATCAACGCCGTTGGCATTTTCCACGCGGCCGCTCACCCAGAGTTTTCGTACCTCAAGTGCCTGAACATTCAGGTCACGGAGACGGATCGGCACCACGCCGAGATTACGTACAGCTACGAACTTCCCAAGCAGCAAGAGCTTGACCCGAATCCGCTGGCACGGCCCGACGTGTGGTCATTCTCGATTGGCGGTGCCCAAGTGCCGGCCCTCGTCTACTACGACGGCAGTGGCAACGGAAGCCGTCTGCCGCTTGTGAATGCGGCTGGCGATTTCTTCGAGGGGCTTACAACGCTTGAGGCCGAAGTTAGGGCGTCGATTTCTGGCAACCGGCCGACGTTCCCGCTGGCCAATGCGTCGGCGGTCACGAACAGCGTGAACGCATCGCCGTACCTTGGCGGTGCCGCTCACACCTGGCTGTGTGCTGGGATCAGCGGTCAGCAGGCCACTGAGGTGGTGAACGACGTTGAGCTGCGGTATTGGCAGATCACCGTCGAGCTCGTCTATAGGGCCAGCGGCCACGATCTGCTGTTGCCCCACGTTGGGTGGCACTACGTAACGAACAACGGCGGCGCAAAGTTTCGTACGTTTGTGCGAAGCAAGGATGGGACAGACGAGGACGCGTCTGCGCCGCAACCTCTCAACAGTGATGGATCGCAGAAGTACGTCGGCGGAACCTCTGGCCCGCCCGACATTCTCACTCGCCGCGTGTACCCAGAAGCAGACTTTTCCAATTACTTCGGCACGCCGCCGTTCTAAGGAGCACCGATGCCCGACATCAGTTACACGATCACCGGCCAGGTCAGCAAAGGTGCATTGTCGCAGTCTTTCGCCGCGTCTGGAGTCACGGCCGACATCGCCACGGCTGGCGTTCTCTCGGTCACGCTCAACCTTGGCACGGCCGTCACGCAGATTTCCACGGCCACTCTCGGGTCGCTTGGGCTGTGCTTTGCCCGTTCGCTGGCTAGTGCCACGACGCACACGGTGAGCTTCGGCCGTTACGCTGGCGGCACGCTGCATGAAACCGCCCGGCTTAAGGCTGGCGAGGCCGCAGTGCTGAGACTGGCGGCTGGGGACTACGCGGCCAAAGCGGCCGTCGAAGGAACCCGCCTGGTGCTCACCGTCTACGAGGACTGAGCCGTGGCACAAAAGCCAGACGGCAAGGCCGCGAAGACCGAGCGGGTGACATTCACTCGACCGGCGGCAGAGCGTATTGCCAAGACCGTGCGGCGCGTTGAGCAAGGCGACCGTGGGGCGGAGCCGCTTGTCTTTGAGCGGATCGGCGTCTCAAGCCCGTTTGCTCTTAAACTGGCCACTTTCACCGGCAACTGGGAGACAGGCACCTACAAGACCGTCACGCTGTCTGGCTCCACGCAGACGGCGAGCGTCTACAACTGGTGCAACCCGGCTCTTGGCGGAGACACCGCAAGCACGACGCAAAGCCGCTACGTCATCTTTGGCAAGGTTGGCGGCACCAACTCGGCCGTCGAGATCCAGCTGCGGACAACGCAGTGCACGGCGTCGCTCACGTTGGGAACGGTGGATCTGACGAAGTTGCCCGGCTTTGACGCTGGCGTCATTCAGCTGCTAGGCCACGACAAGCAGAACACGGCATCGACGTGCAGCGGCGGGCTGCAGTGGTACTCGATCACCACCTGCACATGACGCTCATCACATTCAACGACGGCAAGCCCGTCCTGCGTGACGGGAAGGTAGGGACGGAGCAGGCGTGCTGCTGCGGCGAATGCCTTGTGTTCTTTGGTAGTCCTACATTTTATGGCTACGAGCCTGGAGATTGGGGGCCGCCCAGTTGCTATCACGCAATCCTCAGCAAGGTAGTGGAGCTCCTACAGGATGCCGGATGGACCGCTGAACTCGACGAGTCCACGATTGTGATCAACGGCGCTGAATACGTTTCTGGCATCGTAAGAGCGTCGTGCGGGTGCTGTTTTAAATGTGACGACTGGGTTCCGATAGTTAGCGACACAAACGAAAACGGACGGCTAGCAGACCAGCCCGATGGTCGGTGGTGCAATATTGCAGATTTTGACCCGCATACGCTTCCAGGCGATCCCTGCTTTGAAGGTGGATTTCCAGTGCTCACGGCCCCGCAGCCTTTCTTTTATTTTCGCGGGTGCGGGCTGTCCGATCAGTACGGGCCTGTGCCTGACCAGGACTTGATAGACCGCATGTTCGCAGGCCATCCTCGCCTTGAAGGAGATATTGAGGCGGGCGGTTTATACGGCCAGAGGTATGACATTTGGGTGCCGTGCTGTAATCCAGACAACTGCGACGGTAACCCGCTGCCATGATTCGCTGCCGGCTTGCCCATCTTGAGGCCCGTTGCCGCCAGCGTGGCTACACGCTGGACGAGGTGCGTGCGTGCATCGTCTCGGAAGATGGCGACACGATCACGGTGGACGAGACCCACAAGGATTACCCGCGAGCGAAGCCCGGCCTAGGCGACATGGTGGCCGCCGGTCTCGATGCCATAGGCATCACCAAGGAGCGCGTGCAAGCCGTGGCCTCGGCCGTTGGCGTGAAGGACTGCGGGTGCAAGAAGCGGCAGGAAGCGTTGAACAACCTCGGCCGCAAGTTCGGCATCGGTTGACGCCCCCGCTAGGGTGGCCGGTGAAAGGACTCGCCATGGCCGGCTGGCTCATCGCACTCACCGGATTCGTCTACGCCTACGTCGCGGCGGATCTCGCGTGGCACGGGAAGTCGGGCCTAGCCATCGCGTACCTGGGCTACGCGTTTGCGAACGTCGGACTCTACATGGCGGCCACGAGGTGACCCGTGCCCGAGGATCACGTCTTTACGCTGAACGGTGACGAGCGGTGGCTCATCAGGTTCACAACGCTCAAGGGTGCGGCCTACGGCTACACGTTCTCGCAGAAGGCGAAGAACCCGCGAATCATCCTCGACGCCCGCATGCGTGGCAGGAAGAAGCTCGAGGTGGTGGTGCATGAGCTGTTGCACGCGTTGAACCCGACGCAAAGCGAAGAGCACGTCGAGCAGCAGGGCAAGGACATCGCACGCGTGTTGTGGAGCCTTGGGTATAGGGAGGTGCACGATGGCACGTAACGCCACGACGTTTCGCCGAAAGAACGCATCCGATCCGTGGCTCGTCACGTCGCTTGACGGCGGCGTCACTCGCATCGACTTCCAGACTCGCCTA